AGGGCAAAGGTTTGTGGAGGCATGGTCAAATGAGTTATGATGAAATAAAAAAACACAAACCACAGCATGAGATAAATTTTGATGAGTTATCGGATTGCGACTCTGGATATTGCGGATTATGAGCTACTATTTTGACGAAGATGCAGCAGATAAAGCTGTTTTATTTATAGAGAAGTTCTGCTCTCATGTAAAGGGAGAGCTCGCTGGCGCTCCATTTATCCTCGAGAAGTGGCAAAAGAAGGATATCGTGCGACCTCTGTTTGGCTGGAAAGATGAGGAGACGGGATTAAGGCGATATCGCTTCTGCTATGTAGAAATACCTCGAAAGAACGGCAAAAGCAACCTCGCAGCTGCTCTCATCCTCTATCTACTCTTTGCAGATGGAGAGCCTGGAGCAGAGCTAATCTCCGCAGCTGGAGACAGAGGACAGGCAAATATCGTTTTTAGCATAGCTCAGGAGATGATAAAGAATAATAAACATCTTCGCTCTCGCTGTAAAGTGCTACGCAATACAATCGAATATAAAAGCTCCTGGTACAAAAGTATCTCCGCGGAGGCATACACGAAGCATGGCTTAAATTGTCATGGTATTATCTTCGATGAGCTCCACACTCAACCGAATCGCGATCTCTTCGACGTTTTGACAACTTCAGTAGGCTCGAGGAGGCAACCTGTGATAATCGCGCTAACTACAGCTGGTCACGATAGAGCGAGTATCTGTTATGAGATGCACGAGTACAGCGAAGCGGTTTTGAGTGGCACGATTGAAGATGATACATTTTTACCTGTACTCTACAGAGCAGATCCAGACGACGACTGGACCAAAGAAGAGACATGGAAAAAAGCTAACCCGGGCTATGGCACTATATGCAACAAAGCATATTTCACAGATGCGGTAAAGAAAGCCAAAAGTAATCCCTCGATGATAAATAGCTTTATGCGTTTACATCTAAACATTTGGACCAGCTCAGAGAGTGCCTGGATACCAGACGAGATATTTATGAAGGGCGCAAAAGATATCCCATATGACAGATTACCGAGCTTACCAGCGTACGGGGGGCTCGATTTAGCGAGTACTCAAGATTTAACCGCGTTCGCTCTCATCTTTCGAGATGACGAAAATAAGTGCTTCTATCTCCTCGTGCACCAGTTCGTAAACGCTGAAAAGGCACACAGCAAGAAGTTAGCAGCTGGGATTGACTATTTACAGTATCAGAGAGACGGAGATATAACAATCTCTCCAGGTAACGTCACAGATTACAGAGTCGTAAAGCAGTACATCCTGGACCAGTGCGCAAAATATGACGTTCGTGAGATAGGTTTCGATCCGCGATTTAGTACATACATAGTCGCGGAGCTCGTAGAGGATGATATTGTTATGGTTCCTATGGCTCAGAATATAACGAGTATGAACGGACCGACAAAAGAGTTCGAGATGGAAGTTATGAGAGGTAATATCATTCATGGAGGGAATAAATGTCTGAGATGGCAAATGGGGTGCGCTGTAATCTACACTGACGTAAACGAGAACAAGCGAGTCACCAAAGAACAGAAGGAAAACAAGAAAGTGGATGGAGTTATAGCGTCAATTATCGCTATGAATAGCTATGTACAGAACACAATCGAAGGTGACGATGAATACTTATTAGAGATTTTTTCTCTATAAAACTTGACTTTACCGATTATTTGTCGTATACTCCGCGCGAATGAGCACATTTACAGACAGAATAAAGGCGTTATTTCGTAGAGTTGGACCTTTCGATCCAAATACAATCGCTTCTGAAATGGGGCTCTATCCCATGACTAAGTCTGGAGCTACGATAAACGAAAGTAGCGCGATGGCGATTAGCACAGTTTATGCTTGTGTATATAAGATATCCTCAACGATTGCTTCTCTCGGTTTAGAGGTTTATGAGCGTGAAGGGCGTAATATCGTACAGGCAAACGTTCATCCAGCTTACAACCTGGTTAAAATTAAGCCAAATAATCACCAAACAGCTTACGAGTTCTGGGAGTCTATCACAGCGAGTGCTGTAATTTATGGCGTAGGGTACGCGATAATAGAGAGAGACGACAGAGGGCACGCGACACAATTAATCCCGGTCCATTATGCAGATGTGGATCTACGCAATGTAAAAGGAGAGAGAGTTTATAGTATCAAAGATGTTGGAATCGTACGGCCTGAAAATATGCTCGAGATATGCAACCTCCAGCGAATGAGCCCGATTCGATTACATAGAGAGAATTTAGGACTCGCGAAAAGTGCTCAAGATTTCGGAGCTGAGTACTTTGGGCAAAGTGGACAGATGACTGGTGTACTATCTTCAGAGCAACCTCTAAAAAAGGAGCAGATGGATGTGATTCAAGGCTCTTGGAATAATGGAGCAGCTCAGGCTGGTACAAAGCTCATGCCTTTCGGCTTTAAGTACCAAAGGATATCTATCTCTCCAGACGAGGCGCAGTTCATTCAGACTCGCTCTTTTCAAGCTGAAGAGATATGCAGAATTTTCAACGTGCCAACAGCATTGGTCCAGCTCCCCTCACAAACCACTTACAATAACGTGGAGCAACAAAATTTAATGTTTGCTAGACATACTATCGTGCCCTGGACGCAAAGAATAGAACAAGAGATTGACAGAAAGTTGATCCCTTCATTCGACAGAGATGTAATTTTCAGCAAGTTTAAGCTCTCCGATTTACAGAGAGGAGATAGTGCAGCTCGTGCAAATTACTTCACTCAGATGTTACAGAATGGAGTTTTAAGCATAAACGAAGTGAGACAGGAGGAGCAGCTCAACCCTGTAGAGGGTGGAGATGTACACTGTGTACAAGTTAACCAGATTGCGCTCGATAAGCTCCAGGCTTACAGCGAGTCAATCTCTAAAAGCAATGAAGATGGATGATGAGAAAAGAAACGAGCTATTAACAGCAGCTCATTACTCAAAATATGACAGCACTCTCGAAGTACGAGAGGAGGACGGAGAGATGATAATCGAAGGTTATGCAGCTCTCTATAACAGCGAGACAGACCTCGGAGTATTTAGAGAGAGTATCTCTCCAGGTGCATTCGACGATGTACTTAACGATGATGTACGCGCCCTTATTAATCACGATCCCTCGCTTATTTTAGGGAGGAGTTCAGCTGGAACTCTTGAGCTCTCAACAGATGAGCATGGATTGAAGTACAGAGTTAAACTGGGAGAGCAGCAATATGCGAAAGACCTTTATACAAGTATTAAGAGAGGTGATATCTCGCAATCTTCGTTTGCGTTTACGATTGAAGATCAGACCTGGAGCGAAGACAGGAGCACGCGGAAAGTTGAGAAAGTGGCTAAGTTATTGGACGTTTCGCCAGTGACTTATCCAGCTTACAAAAGTGCGACAGTGGCTGCACGAAAAGAGGAGGAGCCCAAAGAAATTAGAACAGCTGAAGTAGAAAGCAGCGAAGATGATAAATGTGTTACAGTTAAAAAAATAAAAAGTAAAAAAATGGATTTAAATGAGATGAAGTCTCTTCGAGCTAAGAACTACGAGGAGCATGTATCTCTTATGGCTACAGCTGACAGCGAAGGTCGTGAGATGACAAATGAGGAGGAGGCGAGAGCTGACTACTTAGAGAGCGAGAATGTACGCCTTGACAATAAGATCAAGCGTCGTAAAGCTCACGAAGATATGATTGCACGCCAAGCACATTTTGCTGGGAGCTCAGTATCTGAGACAAAAGAGATGGACAAAGTAAATCGCTCATTCTCTCTCTCGAGAGCTGTTGAGATGGTATCTCATGGCAAAGGATTGACAGGAGCTGAAGCGGAATGGGCACAAGAGGCTCGCTCTGAGATGCAGTCAAGAGGCTTGCAGATGAGTGGTCAGATTGGTATTCCTGAAGCGGCTCTATATCGTGCTGGTGAACCAGACAACTTCCAGGCTGGAGGTACTGGAGATGGCTCTGGCTATGTTCCAACAAACGTCCCTGGAGTAATCGAGGCTCTAAGAGCTCCGACAATGATTGAGACGCTTGGAGCGACAACAATTAACGGAGCGACTGGAAACTTAAAGTTCCCTCGTGTAAGCACGAAAGCTGAAGGGCATGAAGCGAATGAAGTTGCTGGAAGCACTGACTCAGGACTTGCAATGGACGAGGTTAACCTCTCTCCAGTACGTGTAGCGAATAAGACTCTTTTCTCTAAGCAGTTAATTCTGCAAGGTGGATCGCAAGTCGATACGCTTATCGCGAGAGAGTTGGCAGCTGGTATCAATACTACTATTGACAAAGCAGCTTTCGCTAAGATTGTAGCTGGTATCACTCCAGTTGCTCATGCTGGTGCAGCTCTTGCAAACTCAGACATATTCGCTCTTGAGCAAGCAGTTTTACAAGCTGGAGGCAACATGGCAAACTCTAAATGGGCGATGAACCCTCATGGATGGGCTTCGTCTCGTGCTCTTGCTGAAGTTTCAAATGTTAGTGCTATGTGGACAGGTCAAACCTTTGACGGCTTTCCAGCTGTAGCTACTCCAAACATCGCAGAGGGTACAAGTGGCAAAGGTGATTTAATTTTCGGCGATTTTGCTTCTGGATTAGTTCTCGCATACTTCGGAGGACTTGACTTGTTAGTCGATCCGTACTCGAATGCTGGAAATGCTCAGATAGCTCTACACTTAAATAAGTTTTACGATTGTGAAGTACGTCAAGCTGGCGCGTTCGCTTCGATTACTAATGTATTGTAATAGGTTAAACAATAACAGGAACGGGGGGCGAGTTGACGCTCGTCCCCTCTTTTTGTATAATACTCAGATATGAAGTTTACAGTAGCAGACAACCCCACAGGAACAAATATCGTATCTCTCGCAGATATGAAGGAATTTTTGCGCGTGGATCACAGCGACGAAGACACTACAATATCAGAGATAATAACAAGCGCAGCAATCGCTGTGCAAGATTACACTGGGCGAGTATTCGTGAGCACTACGTACACTCTTAATCTCGATTACTTTCATAATACAGAGATACCAGCTGAGATAGGATCCGTTACGAGTGTGACGTACTACGACAGCGCGAACGCTGAACAGACTCTGGACGCTTCAAAGTACTACTATGACGCTTCGAGAGAACCAGCGCGGATTGCTTTCCTCGATCCTCCATCGACTTTCGATGACAGATTTAACGCTGTCACGATTACGGGAGGCATGGGGAAACAAGCTATCCCACCAATAAAGCACGCAATAAAAATGCTTGCAGCGCACTACTACGAAAACAGACGGGCTGTAATTGTAGGCGTTAGATCGGCTTCAAAGATTCCATTAGGGATTGAGGCAATACTAAACCCGTACAGAATTATCTCCCTTGTATGAACATCGGAGCACTAGATAGAAGGATAGTTTTACAGCGTCCCAATTCCGTAGCAAATGACTACGGAGAGAAGGTCGTCACCTGGCTCACTTACGCTACTGTTTGGGCTTCGATAGATCGTAAGCCATCAGCGACTGAGCGAGTCAGCGGAGAGCAGATGCTTTCCTTTCAGCAAGTCGTATTCAACATACGCTATTCAACTACAGTGAACATCCTCGAGGCTTCTCACAGAGTGAGCTACGATGGCAAGATATATAACGTTCTAGGAGTTCAGGAGGTCGGGAGACAGGAGCAGTTAAGAGTCGTCACAGAATTACGCGAGAACTCATGAGTGTAACTGTCACAGGAACAAGTGAGCTGTTTAAAAACATTGATAAACTCGCGAAGTGGAGCGTTAAAGATTCCAAAGCTCTACAGGATGTAGGGCATAGAGTCGGTGCGGTTTATGCTAATTACATTAAAGCGAATGTTAAAGATTTTGCTACAGATATAAAAGGCTCAAATAAAGGTGAGGAGTTTATTGTTAAAAAGGGACAGCTTAGAAGGTCGGGCGGTACATGGCAACCTAATAAGAAGTCAAATGTTATAATGAGTGGTCCTCGTACAAAAGCAATAGGAAAGAGAGGCAAAACTAAAAAGAATGCCGATGGCTGGTACGCTCACATAGTGGAAAAGGGCGATTTCGGCCCAAGATTTGGAGGTAAGCACAGGACGCAAAATACAGGCGTGTTCTCTCGAGGCATGAAGGCGACAACAAATAGGAGTTTAAAGCTCCAGGAGATACTCTTAAAAAAGAACTTCGCAAAATACACTAAGAAGTTATGACAGTTGGAAAAGCTATATACAACATCCTTACAAACGATGCGACAGTGAGTGGAATTGTTGGAACGAATATCTATCCAGAGATAGCTCCTCCTAATATCGACGTGCCGTATATCGTGTACAGCGTTCTGTCGAATACTCCAAGCGACTCAAAGGAGGACGGAGGAGCTGTGGACGTCTCAAATATCGAGGTGTACAACTTCCAAAGCACGTACAATAATGCGATAGATTTAGGCGTGGCGGTTCGTGCTGCACTGGATCGTAAAAATGGAACGTACGGAGGCGTAAAAGTTCAAAGCATTCAATACGCAAACGAACAGATGGACGTCAACGAGACAAGGCACATCTGGGTGTCTATACAAGATTACTCAATAAGAACTAAAAATATATAATATGGGAGATTTAATTGTTAATCACTGGCAAGCTATTCTGTTTGCTTTATTAATCGCAGCGAGAGCGATCTTTTCACTCGTGCCGTCAGACAATCCAGCGGTCAAAATATTTGGATGGATAGATTTAATTATAACAGCACTTGTCGGAGGTGACAAGCGTAAAAACAAGAAAAAATAATGTCACAAACAACAGGATTAATTAATGGTTCGAATCTTCGGATCATGCTTGCAGAAGATGGAAGCGCGCCAGTAATGGTCGACAACATCACAGATTGCTCAATCTCAGTCTCAAGCGAGATGAAAGATACGAGCGTAAAAGAGGATGGAGGATTTAGAGCTGTGCTTCCAGGTAGAGTCTCAGCTACAGTTAACTTCACAGCTTACTTCGAGGAGGCTGCGACGACTGGATATGTTCAGATTATGCCTTTTCAATTAGCTGGAACGAAGCTCGATGCAAAGTTTACACAGATGATTGGCACATCAACCGCAGAGAACTCAGGCGATCACGCATTTTCATTTGAGGCGTACGTTGTAAGCTGCGACTTGAACGGAGGCGTTGAAGATACAGCGACATACTCTGTAAGCTTGGAGGTTGTAGGTACTATAACATACGCAGCTATATCGTAATATGAAGATCGAACTCAATAACATAAGCTATCCAGTAAAAGCTACTATGAGAGCCTGGAGAGCATTCGAGAAAGCGACGGGAGTTAAGGTAGTCGAAGTTGACGCTTCAGATATCACCTTAATACCAGAGCTAATCTATTACTTCGTAGTAGATGGATGTAAGGCGCAAGGTATGGAGTTCGGCTTAGATGTAGAGGAGTGGCTGGGGATGATTCAGGTAAACGATTTACCTAAGTTAATCGCAGTTATGGAAGAGGCGATGGGAGGAAACTCTAAAGCTGGAGGAAAAAAAAAGGCAAAGATGAGCCGATAACGTGGAGAAGGATAGAGGAGTTAGGGCTGGGCTTATTGGGGCTCAGTCCTAAGTCCCTCTACTCTCTTACGTTTAAGGAGTTCGGAAATGCTGTGCGTGGAAAGAAGGAGAGCGAGGAGATGCTGGAGCGTTCTAACTGGGAGCGTACCAGGTGGCAAACTTCGCTTTTATTAAACGTCCACACGAAGAAAGGGAGTAAAATATCGCCCAAAGATTTAGCGGTATTCCCATGGGAGAAGAAAGAGAAGAAAGCGAGGAAAGCAAATAAAGGTTGGGATATGTTCAAAGCTCTCGCAGTTAAAAAGAAATAAGATGGCAAAGCTTGGAGATTTAGTTGTAAGGATAGGAGCAGATACACGAGACTTAAATAAGAGTCTTGGTAAAGTCCAGCGCAATATGCGCTCGATGACGAGTAACTTTAAAAAGCTCGGCTCTTCTATGACTAAATCAATTACGTTGCCACTTGCAGCGGTTGCTGGGGCGTCCTTAAAACTTGCAGTAGATTTCGAAGGCTCTATGGCAAAGGTCAAAGCTGTTACAGGAGCTACTGTCGGAGAGTTTAAAAGCTTAGAGGAGACAGCTAAAAAGCTTGGAGCAACAACAGTTTTTACAGCTTCAGAAGTTGCTGGATTAATGCTTGAGTATGGAAAGTTAGGATTCAGTACAAAGCAGATAGAGGACGCAGCTGAGGCAACTCTCTTGCTCGCTCAGGCTACAGGTTCAGACCTTGTGCAAGCTGCTGAAGTTGCTGGATCAACTCTCGGTGGATTTGGTTTAGCAGCTACAGAAACGGGACGACTCGCGGATGTTATGGCTGCTGCATTTACAGGCTCCGCTCTTGACATTGACAAATTTAAGGATTCGATGAAGTTTGTTGCTCCTGTCGCGAAAGCTGCTGGAGTAAGTCTCGAAGAGGCTTCGAGTATGTTAGCGACTCTCGCTGACTCAGGGATAAAAGGCTCTCAAGCTGGTACAGCTTTGAGGAGAATACTTCAAGAGTTAAGCGGAGAGTCTGGAACAGTTACCGAGAAACTGCAAAAATTATCGAATAAAGGTCTAGGAGTTAAAGACGCATTCGATGAAGTAGGGCGCAATGCTTCGAGTGCTTTGCTTGTGTTAAGTGAAGGAGTTGCAGACGTTGAATCATTTACAACAGAGCTTGAGAACTCTGGAGGAGCTGCCAAAGCTATGGCAGATATAATGAATGATACAGCTGCTGGAAGTTTAAAGAAACTTACTTCAGCTCTAGAAGGTGCAGCTCTTGTTATAGGCGATGCTCTTGCTCCAATGATGGAATCACTGGCAAACTTTGTAGCAGATTTAGCTGGATCATTTAGAGAGCTTGAGCCAGG